TTCTTTTGCGTCGCCATCTTGCTATCTGAGCTAACCTCAGTTCCTCCGCGTGGGCTTCCTCCTGCTCAACGATAATCCGCTGCCACATTTCCTCAAACTTGCCCCAAAGATTGCCCAATTCAGGCGGGGCTTGGTATACCATCGTCTCTCTGATTTCAGCCAACATAGCGTCTAACCTTGTAGTAATCAAAATACGTTTCAACGCTCGTCTGCCAATGCTCTCTTCACCTCGATATACCTGCTTTGCTTCCAACTGCTCTTTCAAGAACGCCTTACTAATAGCATCATAGCTATCCATCAATGTACCCAACTGATTGCCAATGTCAGTAAACACATCGTTTGGATCAGCTTTGGCTATCTCCTGCACGCGCTGTACTTCCGCGTGGTACTGCTGTTTCTGCGCTGGCGTTGGATTCCCGCCTGTTACCTTTTCATACTGCGCCTTCAAGTCATCCAATACCTCTTTGACCTCGCCTGCTGCGCCCTTAATCTCTTTATAGAGCGCGACACCCTTCTTTACAGCGGCAACAGCCGCATTTGCTGCGGCTAAAAGGGTAAGCGGGTCAATTTTTTACTCCGACGCAGGCTCACTGGCTGGAGCCAAAGTTCCATCTTCTTGCAATACCCAGCCTATTTGCGTATCGGCATCGCAAGGGACAGAGCCTGCTAAAACATCAGGGTGGAAACAATCTTCGATAGCAAAGCCACCAACTGGACGAAGAATCTCGATTACTACGTTGTCTTTGATTCGCGCTCTCATGATTACCACTCCACAATAACTAGACCTGCACCGCCGTTAGATGTTGCTCCACCACCACCACCGGGAAGTCCGCCTACGCCTCCATTAGAGGTACCATGATAGCCACCACCTCCGCCGTTGATGCCCGGTTGTTGGAACGCACCCCCACCGCCCACACCAATCAAGTCTATGCTGAACGTTCCACTGATTCCACTGGTTGGTGGAATAGAAGCGCCGCTAGTAGTTATCCAACTTCCACCCGTACCAATTAATCCACTACCGCCGTTTGCAGCCGAAGTATTACCGCCGCCACCCCCAGAAGCACCCGCACCGCCAGAAATAGCACTGGATGCGCCATTGCCACCATTACCAAAAATATTTCCAACGCCCCCACCACCGTTCGAACTATTCCCACTGCCGCCTGAAGTATTTGTATCACCGCCTGAACCAGACCCACCGGTACTATTATTAGTACCTCCAGTAGCGCTGACATACGAGCCAAATGAAGATGTGCCGCCAGTAGATGAAGTTGATGTACCACCTGCGCCGACCGTGACGGATACTGACGTTACCCCAGAGAGATCATAAATGGTTCTTATGGCAAATCCTCCGCCACCACCAGCATATGCACCGCCACCCCACATACGCGCTCTTACCTTGCCTATGCCGGTTGGTACCGTCCATGTGCCGGACGAACTAAATACTTGCACGTTACCAGTGCCAAATACCCCAGTGACTGGGTTATTGATTGAACCTATTTGAGGAATTGACATTATTGTGCTCCTTGCAAATTAATTGCTCGACCGTTGACGGTTCCACGTTGCGCCCAATACGAATTGCTCTGGTAATCAAACGCATAACCAGTGGAAACATTTGGATAAGTAGACGGTAAAGCAATACCGCCGTTGGTATAAATCAGACCCGAACTACCTGCCGCTGCTGTGGTTGCGCCGATACCGAGGAAGTAATAACCGTTCGTTGGTGTATAAAATCCTGTGTTCGTCAGCGTTGTCGTGTTCTGAGTGTAAGTGGCTTGATTTACAGTAATGAATGCGGGTTTACTAGCGTTGAATGCTGCAAAGTATAGCGATCCATTTAGCGCGTTGTAGAAGTTATTGTATGCGTAATTATTTGGAGCAAAGCCACTTATGTCACCTTGCGATGAAAACGCAATCGCCGATGAATTAATTGAAGTAAATCTACTTACATTATAAGATCCTGTGCCGCTATTATAAACCATCATATAGGCGGTGTTATTTTCCGCGCCAACACAAACTTGGCAAAAAGCACTAGTAATGCTATTCGTTGCGCTACTGCTAATAACAGTTCCATTATTCGTAACGGAGAGTAACCGACCTTGACCATTCGAAGGATTTCGGTTACTCACAATAAAACCACCATCATACGCCGCCATATTAAACGGCTCATTTGGTGAATTAGTTATGCTTGTTGACGCAAGTACTTCAGTTGCGCTGGCAGACATTATGGCAAATCTAATGTTGTTCGCAAAATTGTTTAATCCAATCGCATAATTCCCATTTGACAGCCCCACAATACCATTGTCATATCCATTAACCGCAGTCCCTGATAAACTGAGCTGCCCTAAATAGGCATTAGAGGAACTATATGATTGCCCATACACTTGCTGGTTAGAGTTGTTCCCAACAATACCAAAACCGCCGTTAACCCCCGCAGCAATACTCATATAGTTTTGAGCGCTATTTAAAGTTCCAGATAGAGCAGTTTCAGAAGCAGTAACAGTCCCAGCGCTGTCGAAACGCTGGAAATAGGAAATAGTACTACTTGTATAACAAACCACAAAACCACCATCAGTCATAGCACTTATTCCGAGTGCAAGGTTTTGAAGACCAACATTCGTCTGGCCAGAAATTGTGGTAGCGGCTTTTACAGATACTCCCGCATTAGTAAATACTGCTATCTTTAAATCGTTAGCTACTGTATCTCTAAAAACCAATGCTATATTTCCGTTGTTCAATACACAGGACTTAAGAGAGCTGGCATTGTTCGCAGAGACGTTCGTAAACGCTTGAAATATCGTATTTTGAGTGCGCGTGGTTCCTGTATAAGTAGCGGAGGCCGAATAAGGCCCAGACATGACTGACGTTGGTGTAAATCCGGTTTGCACTGCACCGTTTACCCTAGTTCCGGCGATATAAGTGCTGACCAGTCCAACGCCAATCGTCGAACCAAGATTTCCTACTTGGTTATTGCCATAGGCATACACATAATCATTCGGGTTAAACCCAACATTCGTTGCCAACTGCGCCGTGACCAGTTGGTTAGGTGACGCATAACCAGTAGTTGGGGCGATTAAAGAAAGTGCTCGGCTCATGTCTTTACTCCTCGTAACCGTAGACGTTGAAGTTTACGTTGGTCGTACTTGCATAGCCGACCACTAATTTATTGGCGCTTGCCACTATACCGCCTCGCTCCAACACTCCATTCGGTGGGATGATGGCGTCGTACTCTAAATACTCTCCAGCGGCAGGTGTGCTGGTTGCACAAACCCCTAGTCGTACCGTTACTGGCGAACCGTTGGTATTGCAGATAGATACGTTGAACGTCGCCGTTTTTGCAGAAGGCACGGTGTACAGCGTCGTGTTCGTAACGGCACTTGGTGAAGATTGACCTAATGTTCCAGTAGGCATGATTGCTCCTTAAAATTGTCCCATGAAATAAACTTTGGCTGAAGAAACGCTACCACCAGATGGAGTTGATGAAACCCATGTTGTGCCATTTGAAGTGAGTATGTTTCCATTTGCTCCCGGCGCTACAAAATTAACTGCGGAAGTGCCATTGCCTATAATCACATTGTTCGCGGTTAGTGAAGCAACACCAGTACCACCATTTGCTACACCCACAGTGCCAGTTAAACTGATGTTCGGTGTATTCCCGCCAGAAGACGCCAACGGAGATGAAGCGGTAACAGAAGTTACTGTGCCACCAGAACCTGTAGCAGAAATTGTGATTGACCCGCTGCCGTTTGTAATGGTTACGCCGCTACCCGCAGTCAGCGTAGACTTGGTGAGTGTGTTGCCCGTGGAATTACCAATCATCAATTGGCCATCGGTATAGGTCGTTTGACCAGTACCGCCATTTGCTACTGCAAGTGTGCCAGCTAAAGTAATAGTTCCAGAGGTAGTGACAGGACCCCCAGAGGTCGTAAGCCCTGTCGTTCCACCACTAACATCAACTGAGGTAACAGAACCAGATGCCCCTGCTTTCGATGCAATAAGCTGAACAGAGCCGCCGCTGTCTTTGTAATACAGCTTGCCATCATTAATGTTGATAGCCAATTCGCCATTTGCCAGATTACCAGCCGTTGGCGCGGCAGCAGCGGTAGTGCTGTAGTACAGCGAAATTGGTGTGTAGCCTGCCTGTGCCATTAGAAAGTACCTCCAAAGATGCCGCTAGTGGCGGTCACAGTTGTAAATGTTCCTGTAGAAGCTATTGTGCCGCCGATTATCGTTCCGTCAATTGTGCCACCAGTAATTGCCACATTGTTGGCATTTTGGGTAGCCATGCTGCCTAAACCGGTTATATCAGTACTTGGAATAGTCGTCGAGGCGGTCATGGCGCTCGTGCCATTGCCTTTGACATACCCAGTCAGAGTCGTAGCTCCAGTACCGCCATTGGCCACCGGCAATGCCGTTCCAGACAAACTTACCGCTAAGGTGCCGCTAGTCGTAATCGGGCTACCACTTACCGACAAGAACGACGGAACCGTCATGGCCACCGAGGTTACCGTGCCACCTTGCGATGGCGTGGCATCAATCTGAATACCACCGGCAGTATTGGTAATCGTGACGTTCGTTCCCGCCGTCAAAGTGCCAAGGGAAAACCCTGTTCCATTACCAATCGGCAACTGACCATTTGTCGGCGTTGCAGTCAGTCCAGTGCCGCCGTATCCAACCCCTATGGTGCTGCCGTTCCATGTTCCTGCGGTCAGCGTACCCACACCAGTAATACCCGTGTAGGAACCCGTCATACGGCCTGTAGGCAGTGTTCCTGAGGTGATGTTAGATGCGTTAGTCGTATCGGTCGTCGCGGACGCTGCAAGCCCAGAAACCTGCCCAGAACTGATGGCGATTGACGTATTCGATGCAGTAGTTACTTGCCCTTGAGCGTTAATGCCCAAGGTCAGCGTCTGCGATGCCGATCCATACGTTGCCGCAGTGACGCCAGTATTGGCAATATTAAAAGTGTACGTCGGCGACTCGGAAAGCCCAGTGCCCGGCGAGTAAGTGATTGGCGCATTAAACTGCACGAATGTCAGTGCAGTAGTGCCTACAACAATCGGCAATGGTGTCTGTTGTACCCAAGCGGTTGATGCGAGAGTGCCAGAAATCACCAAGAAATAATCACCTTGGTCAATTTTATTTACGCCTGAGCCTGAAGTGTTGTAATCAGTCGCACGAGTCAGTATGAATGGTGTCGAACCATTACCAGTCTGTGTAACTATATACACGCCGTTATATGCAGCATTGCCAGCAGTCTCATTCTTCACGAGTACGCGCTGGCCAGCGGTGGGTGACCCACCGCCTAAAGACAACGCACCGTTAGCATTTGCAGTAATTGTCGCGCCTACGCCGCTTGAACCGTTGTTATAGGTATAAGCAGGTAATGCGGCAGTCGAAGCGAAATTAACCGATTGGTGGTAATTCAAACCCGCCGCAATGGAATCTGCGTAGTCTTTGTTAACGATGTCCGTTGGATTAGATGGTGTTGTCGATATAGTTCCCGATGTCATCGACACCGAAGTGAACGTACCCGTAGAAGGCGTCAAAGCACCAATGGCCGAGCCATTTATTGAAGAACCTGTTACTGCCACGCCAGCTACAGTCCCTCCAGTAATGGCTGCAGAATTTGCATTTTGAGTTGACAGTGTACCAAGCCCGGATATATCAGTGTTTGGAATCGTAGCACTCGCAGTCATTGCGGAGGTGCCGTTACCTTTTATATACCCAGTAAGACTGTTTACACCAGTACCGCCTGCTGACACATTGAGAGTACCACCTAATACTATCGCACCACCCGTTGGTGATGATGGGGTAAACCCTGTAGACCCCGCACTAAATGTCTGTACCGCTCCTGCGAGTGAGAATTGATTCCAACCACCAAATGCATAACCCTCAAATTGTGCAAGGTCGGTATTGTATCGTATTTGCCCATCACCGCCTGCCCCTCGTTGGGCTGTGGTACCAACTGGAACGGTGACTGCGGATGTACCCGGCAGTATTGGGTTGGTGGCCAAAGCGACCGTGGGATTTCCGGAACCATTTCCGTTAGTAATTGATATTTGGTTAGTGGTGCCGACAATATTTATGCCAGTTACCGTAGTACCGCCAATTACGGCCAAAATACCCGTACCACCTAAGTTGGCCAGCGATCCCACTGCGCCCGACAATGCGAGGGTCGGGTTGCCGCCCGTTCCATCAGCATTTGAAATACTTAGCCCCGCTCCAGATACGGCAATCGATCTGGCTGCAACGGTGCTGCTGCTATTTTTTACTATGATACCGCCTGCCGCATTGTTTAGACTTGCTGCAGTACCGTCGAGGTCTATCCTGTAAAAGGAAAGAGCACCACCACTGGTAAGAGTAAGCCCTGAACCAGCCGAAAGATACTCAGAATTAGGCAGTGAAATTTCCTGATTCTTTGTCAAGAATGTCTGTGTTTGGTTTGGAGACGCAGAAATCGCCCCAGTAGTCGTCTGGACCGTTTGACCATTTTGAACAATAGGTACAAGTTCAGTCCCGGTTATCGCACCGGCGGCTGGTAACTGCGTAATAGTTACTTGTGCGGACATTTAATTACCCGATTCATTAGGTGGACTTGGTGCAATAGTATCTAAATTTCCGCTTTCTTCAGGCACTTGCGTGTTCTGTTCAGTGGAAATATACACAGTACCATATCCGGTGGTGATTAAATAGTCGTCATTGGTCGCAACACTCACATCTGGTCGTGGAAACCGCAGAGCGATCTTTTCAGTCTTTCTAGCTGGTAATCGATAAGGGTCAAACTGGTCTTTGCAGCCCTGATCACACACTCGAAGACCCGGAAAATTAGGGTCTGATTCTAACACCGCCAATGGACGCTTCATCTTGCAACGGTCGCACACTCCGATGGCGATTGTCGAATACCCCGAAGTGTCAATGAATCGTGGCATGACTACCTCGTATATACCGCGATATTTGGAGCAAAGTATATTGGCGATTTGTCCCGTTCTTCTTGTTCAGCTTGGTACAGATATTCGTCAGCTTGACCCTTAAGCATCAATATCCGATCCATAGGGACTTGCGGTAATTCAAGACTCATTTGATGCGCGAGCATTGACTGAATAGCTAAAAACCATCTTTGAGGTATCTCAAGATCACCAGATAGTGCGCCCACATCCTGAATCTGTCTCGAATACCAAGCGACTATCTGCACGAATGCAGTAGAAGGCACCGGCCATAAGTTCAGAGATGGTCGTGGAATGGTTCTTTCAAAATAAAATTGATATGGCTGGTTAGCTATGAAATTCTTGTTAGGTAACGAAGTATAATCATCACGATTCAATCGAGCCATCGGAACTTCACGAGACATATTTCCGACATAGAATTCGCGCACATTTAGCGTGTTCCCGCCAGTCTCGCGCATTCTGTAATAGGTTACCGACGCGCCGGGTTCTATTTCATACCAGAGCCATGTGTTGTTTACCCACGCCGTAACCCCGCAGTCCTCAAGCAAGCTCCATGTGGAACCATCTTCGGACGTTTCCAGAAGTATATGAAAGCTGCCCGATACCCCCGGTAATATTCCGATTGACCCCGAATATATTGGGTTTGTTGCCCCGAAATTTACCGCGATATTTCCGTTGGGTGATGACTGTATACATGCAGTATCAGTGTTACCATCGAAAGCATTCGCAGCCACACCGGAAGACGCCGAATACGCGCCGGTGGGTCGGTTCATGGTGCGGTAAAGGACATTCAGCGCGTCGATCGAGCCTTCGGGAAGGTAATACCTTGCTTGTTCGGGTTTGGTGCCAAATATCTCGGTGCCAATCGCCCAGTATTGGATACCCCGATTAGCGAGGTTTGAAAGCAAGAAGAATAACGATTCTTTTGCCGATAATACTTGCTCTGATGTTAGTTCTTCGGCGAGTTTACCACACCGACGAGCGCCATGGTCGATGAGTGTTTGTACCGATATTTGAGTGGCTCCGACAGTGCCTGAAGTATTCATCAATTACCATCCCGGACAATTCCAACGCTTCATCGACGCTCTTGCACGAGAACCCTCGTCCGACTTTTTGGCCACCGGACCCATACGAGCACAAAACGAATCCCGTCTTGGACCACCCTGAGGCTGCGGAGCTTTAAGATTAGATCCCGTCTCGCGATTATACTTTGCTCTGCCCTTCTCCGTCAACCCCGCGCCGCGCTCGACGGGCATTTTTTCGCCTCTTCCGACCGACAGCGATACATCGCCACCCTTGGCCATCTTCGCGGTCTTCGCGGACTCTTTGAATGCCTTCTCGGTGGGTGCTCCGGCGGTGCCGGGCTTCCGCATTTTCTCGCCCGATCCTTTGGCGATCCGCTCGCGCTTGGCATTGATATTCTCGTATAGCCCACCCGAAGCCATCTTGTCTGGCAGCTTGCTATATGATTTTTTGCCGACATTGCTCGACGTATATTCAGCCGCGACGTCCTGCGAAATGCCAGTGCGCTTAGCCAGCTTCGGATTGTGCTCGACCGCCTTCATCAGGCGAAATTGGGCTTTGGACTTTGCTGGCATTTAGGCCACCTGAATCATCGCTACAATGACTGAAGGGATCGCGGGGAAAGCTGGCGTAACACTAACTGGTAAATGCTCTAATGTTACCGTGGTCGATGTAGGTACCCAGTATATCTCCACGTAATCGTTCGCATTAAGATCGAGCAAGAACGTCAACGCCGCCACACCATAACCGAAAATTGATGCACTTTTTCTAGCAGGTATCGTGTACTGGGTCGCGGAATTGGCAAGGTCTGAGCCGTTGATTCGAAGCCACACCGTCGCATCTTGCTGTGCGTTGTCTGTATTTTTGTACTGCGCACTAAATTGCAGGTTATATTTTCCATCTACGGGGACGGTGATGCGACTACCACTTACCAAAGTGACGCCATCCGACACATCCACTGTGTTGAAGGTCATCGCGACACCAGCGGAGACATTTCCCGTCTGGTCGGTCGAATCACTAAAAGCACCATATGCAGAATTGTATGCGCGTACAAGATTTAAGGTCGTTTTAACGTTCGCACCGCTCTGGACCATCGGAATTAGTTCGGCACCAGTCAGTGTGGTAGCAGACGGCATTGCGGATATCTTCTGATCAGCCATTATGAGGCCTCCAACACTATTTTATCGTTGTTCTCTTGCAGAACATACCCGGGTGACGTTTCATCGAGGATATAAAATGTGGTAGTAGGTAAAGCTCCATATACATCAACCACACCATTATCACCTACATCAAGCCCGAAATCGGTACCACCTATGACATTCTGCGCACCAATCCCTAAGGCAAAACCATCCGAAGTGTTCGCTTGATTAACTACTCCTGAGTATCCGACTTTTCCCATCAGATACCAGCTTGGATGAGATTTAGCGTAGCACTTCCAGATCCGCTATTTACCAGCACTTTAATGCCAGTTACCGGAAACGCGTAGTTACCGTCAGCGTTCGCGACCTCGCCAGCCACCGTTGGGTGCGAATACCATGTGGTGAATCCTACAGCGGGATCATCAAATGTGTGCTGCACAGTGTAATTCACGGTTCCGGTAACGAGAACGCCGAATCCGACGTTGAACGGGCTGATGTTGGTGTTCATCACTATAGCGCTACTGCTGCCAACACCAGTTTTAGATACAGTTTGAACTTTCATTTCAAAGCCCCATAAAGAACGGGAGGCCGAAGCCCCCCGCCATGCTTAATAAGCCATACCACCGCGTACTTTACCGCCCTTACGGAATGTTCCGGCCAAACGGTCAATAGCCACCGGTGGTGACTTCTTGCGCTCGGGCATAGCTACAGGGGCACCCGAATCAACTTTTCCCCCCGTAGCATAGTGCTTTTTTGCGGAGCCGCCTTTCTTGAAGCCGCCCTGCCCATTCACTACACCACCAGTCTTGTAGCCGCCTTGACCCTTAACCACGCCACCCGTCTTTAGACCTTTATGGCCCTTCGAAGCTGGCATATCTGCATGCTTGCTTAGCTTCTTCTCGACGTTTGAAATAGCTTTCTTTTCCTTAGCATGCATTAACGGCGACTCCAACTCACCGCCGTCTTTCATGCGACCCGGCGTCAGACCCGAAATCTTACGAGCTACAGCCGGAGGCATAGAACGAGGCATACCGCCCATGGCCATCTTTTTAGGATGAGCCACCGAACCGCCTTTTTTAAGTTTCAAAATCACGGAAGGTTCCGTGGTCATCATTTTCACCATCGGTTTGAATTCAGCCATTGTGTGCCTCCTCAAACTTTCTGAGCATAAGTGACCGTCAGGCGATAAATGCCTTGAGTCGTGCTAATGGTGCCGTCTGGGTCCACCGTCAAAACCACGCTAGTGTTCGAGCCTACATCAGCCATTGCCGCTAATTGCGCAGCAGTGAATGTCAATGCAGCACGACCACCGCCAATGACGTCAGTCGCCGACAAATACTGGGTGCCTGCAGCTGCGGTACCAATGGTAGCATTGATAGCCGTTGCAGTACCACCACCGACGACTTCGTTCTGAACTTGATCAATAAAGAAACTAATGATCTGCGAGTTCGCCGGAATAGTTACCGAGGTACTGGAAGCTGCGCCAGAGGCCAAGGTAGTTACCGTCGAAGTTTGCATCAGAACGACAAAACCGCCGTCGGTCGTATCAGTCAGTGTACCGGATCCCGAGCGCAGCGCTGTGCCAAAATATGTTTGCGCCATATCTATCTCCAAAAATAACGGGGGGACGAACCCCCCATGAGATTACACACCCGGGGTGCCGTACATTGCTCGCCAATCGGTAAAGCCAACGTCGTAACGCTCAGTCGCCTTGTAGCGCATTGAGTCAGTTTCGAAATCGCCTTCCATGGTCTTCTCCAGACGACGACGCATCAAGAGCTTCATACCCTCTGGTGCATCAGTCTGAACCCACCATGCGGTAGCCGAAGTCAAACGAGACATGACAGTCGCGCCTTCGTCCAGCAAACCGATCGATTTAATCGGGTTGACGTCGTTGTTCGCGGTGCCTGCACGTAGAACCGACTTCAGCAGCACTTCGGCTTGGAACACGTTGCCCGGAGCCACGACCAACTGCTTCGGAACTAGACGGATTTTCTTGCCGTTGTTGTCCACTGCTTGACGGATCTGGATCAGCATCTGTTCGAGCGAAGTCTGCGACAAGTTCGCCGCAGTGCTTAACAGGTTAGATGCAGTACCATTTACGATTGGATGCGAAGCCGAGTTCAACTGCACACCATCGCCGCCCGGATACGACGCGTTAAACGCGTAGTTCAGAACGTTTGCTGATAGCGTCTCTTTGGTTTCGACCAGCGACTGCGCCAAGTGTTTGGCGTAGGTCTGACCAATACGGATGTGATCGCCATCTTCGACCAGCACTTTGGTCAACGCAAAGGCCAAGCCATACACGTTGTACACATAGCGCTTGAGGAAGAGTACACCACCCTGCTGATACGTTACCGGAGTACCGTCAGGCAGTTGAGGTGCAGCGCCAAATCCGTACAGGACTGGCTCTTCATGGTAGTTACGTGGGATACCGGTCTGCTCGCGGAAAACACGCGACCATTCGTCGGCACGTTGATCGTAGACACCATCGAATGCTTCGTTAAGAATAGGCTCGACGATGCTACGAAAGTCTGTACTTCTCATCGGGGCTGCCATAGTTCAGACCCTCCTTAAATGCCAGTGTACGCTGCCGTGACCTGCGACTTGCTGATCTGGGCGCGAACGATTACATAGGAATCACCCCAAGCGTTGTCAGGGTACGGAGCAATGTTTAGGATCTGCATTTGACCCTGCACACCCGATGCCTTCAAAGTCGAAGACAGAGTGGCCTGTGAGAGACCGGTGGTCGTCGAACCCGCAGTGGTGTTCGACAAATCGGCTTCTGCACCAATCGATGACTGGGCTACAGTACCATCGGTCTGAATCTCGTAAACGATATTCGGATCTTGGTAGAAGTAGGTATTGCAAGAACCGGTTACATATGCGGTATTTGCAGGCCAGTAATTTGAAACACGACGACGGCCAGTGGTGTCAGTCCACTCGACGCCAGAAAAAGCACCAACGAATGCGTCACCAGCCGATGCGGGTAGAATTACACCAGCAGTGTCTAGCTTCACAGGTTGGCCTTTGAGAATCGACGAGCCATAGCCCGACGTAATACCGTCCACGATCATTGTCGCACGATCCAAACCACTCGGATGGAAGGCAGGGCGCAGACCGAACGGAGCAGAGGTAGCACTCATATTAACTCCTAATCAGTAATACCCGTCACTCAAAATGAGGTACGGGCGCACGGTTGTCAATGCTATTCATGCCATCACCCTCGACACTGCCAAGACGCCGACCATTGTTGTCACGTACCGATTGCAGCTGCTCAACCGAAACGCGGATTTTATCCGCTTCCTCTTGAGGCGCGTAATGGTGGACTTCTGCCATAAGCTGCTGATAAATCTCCATCGGCATCTTATACAACACCATCTCGTTACATGACACGAATCCGGCATGCTCACCTGATTTAACCTTGTACGTCTCAAAGCCGGGTAGCTCTTCGGCTTTTACTGGTTCGTATCCAAGGCGGATGCGCTTGTGGATCGGGTCGTAAGAATTAGTAGTGGAAAGCCAGCACAAATGATAGCCCGGTATTTCCGGTGGAGTGGGCAGCGCCTCTTGGATCCACTCATTGCGGAACATCTTACGACGTTCTTCGCTGCTTGCGAGTTCAGCGTCGGCACCTGTCGTTCTATCGTCTTGCATTGCGCGAGACTCTCGGCCACCGGCGTTTAGATTCTTTTTCAGTCGTTCATCTCTCATGTTCATCCCCTTTGACTACGGTCATATTCAACATACTTTTTGATCATCTTCTGACGCTCTGCGGGGTCATCCCACATGCCAGCTTCTTTGATGGCCCGGACTCTCTCAGGTGAAAGTCTAATCTCATTGGCCTTCGGACTACTTGAAGCTTCGCGTCCAGAACTGGTCTGTATGCTGCGAGGTGTACGATTGTTCGACGAACGATCTGACTGACCACGATTATACCTGTGTGGTAAATACTTTGTCAAGCGTTCGTCAAGTTCCTCCCAGTAGTCATCGGTAGTCGGATCCCATCCTTCGGACGACAAAATTTCGTCGATCTTGACGGCGACGGCAGAATCGGCATCCTTCCCCTCGGGGTCGTACCAATTATTTCGCTCCATCCAAGCGGCGGCTTTGCGTTGCATCCGGACGTCCGGCGCTTTAGGTACCCCTTGCTGGTCCTGAGCGGTCGCCGCCCGACGCTTGATCTGCTCCAGTGCTTCGACCTGCCTCCGAGCTTCGTACCAGTCCTCTTGAGCTTGGACCAGCCGGGCACCATCTCGGGCGTCCGAAGCCTCGGCGATCTTGATCTTGGCGAATTTGAGCTTTAGATGCGCGTCCTCGATGGCCTTTTCCATCCGAGCGAGGTCTGCACCCGCCGACTTTTTCTCCAGAGCCGCCAACCGCTCGGCCATAGCTTCATTTTGCCGCTTCAGCGAATCGATGAGGTGGTTAGACTCGCGAGCCTTCTCACGTTGAATCTGCTTCTTGAGCTTCCTCTCCTCTCGCCGCGCAACCCGAATCGCTTCTCGCTCCTCTTCAGTACGCCCCGAAGCCTGTGCTTCAGCCTCATCAGCCTCCGCATGAGCAGCGTCGTCGTTATCTTCCGACCTCTCATTCGAGGCCTCCTTGTCATCGATGATTACCTCGGGGTCACCCTCGATTTTGACCACCGCAGACCCATCCGGATCCTCGGCTACCTGCATCTCTAACTTATCAGTCGCGTTCATGTGAATCCTCTCATAGAAACGCTTTAACCTTCAACGGGTCACCAGTGACTTTAGCAATCACCTCGTGGTCGTTGAAGATACTAAACAGTGCCACCTCGTCATCACTCATTGGCACCTCCCATCGATCGCCGCCCCATTTGGGCATCCGAACGAAATCTCCAACATCGACCCAATTACCCTCGGGCCAAGGTTCGAGCGTGTCGCGTTTCTTGAAAGCTAGTGGTCCCACCGCGATGACCTTCGCCACCTGATTGTTCCACTTTTCGGTTTCTTTAGTTTCCTCCACCAGCACGATTCCGGATTTGGTCGTCGTACGCGGAGTCTGTCTCCACTGAACCAAAATACGGCCACCTACTGGTAATGCACCGGGATCTACCTCAGGAAATGCTTCCTTTAACGCTGCTTCATGCGAAGCTACCGGTTCTTCAATCATCATTATCCTTTTCTTCCAAAAGGTCATTTATAATATCCAAAGCCATCTGTAGACCTTGGCGCTGTCCTACCAGATTTCGGTAGGAATCATAAGAGGACGCTACTCCGTCCCCTAATGAATTCGTGATCTCATTCCGTCGCTTTTCGATCAAAGCGATCAGCTGGCCGACTTCGACCATAAATCAGTAATTGATAGGGCGTGATGGTGCCGGACCCGGAATGCCACCCGCTGGCACTTTGGTGCCGGTAGATGGGACATCCTGAGCCAGTCGTTTGTGCTGTGGCACTGCTGCCGACTGCTGGGCTTGATCAGTATTGGCCATTTAAACCTCCTAAGGTGGATTGTGCCTCTTTCAAGGCGGTGATAGCAGTTTTTTCCTGCTCATGCTTTAGAACATCCGCATCATGCGAAAGCTCCGCAGTCTTGATGCGCTCATCGGTCAGATTATCTGCCGCATCCATCGCGACACGAATCTGCTGATCCTTAACACGCAACAATGCATCGGTATCTGCTTTCTCTTCCATGATCTGCAATTCTTTTGCATCACGCATAGTCTTACGTTGAGTCTCAGCCAGTGATGTCTCTTTGTAGACCTGTGACGCAGGGTCAAGCGGTGGCTGCGGTGCGTACGTTGCCGCGATTTGAGCCATCTGCTGCAATACCGGCATCAGCCTTGCGAATGCTTGCTGTGCGTCCATATTTACCAACTGCGAACCGAGACCAAATAATTTGTCCACCTGATCGGTGATTTCCGGCATATCATAATCTTTGACGGGTGACCCGAGTGCTCCTTCCACATACTGACGCATACGATTAGAATACCAAAGCACCAAATGCTGCTTTATATGTTCCATCGCGCTAGGTGTGAAAGATGGTGCTATCAACGGATTCGACCCGTAGATCGGGTTCATTGCATAATCGAGGTGTGTCTGCAGATGCGCGAGATGATTTTGATGCGGGTACGCAAACGCTCTACGGCCAAGTGACATTGCGACATTCTCTTCAGCGGCATTTAGCTCTTCCGGCTCCGGCAGATTCGGCATCAATTCTTTGATATTCGGTACTTTCAACTGCTTTAGTGACCGCTTGACGATCGCCGTCGGGTCCATCACACCCGGATACGCTTTGTCCAACTGGATGATCGCCATATTCTGCGCCATCCGTTGGGTTTCCGAGAATATGTGCGGATCCGACACCGGAATCACATCGGTATTGCGTACGAAATCCTCGCGGCGAATGGGTAACTCGGCCACCAGATCGCCCTTGCGCATATCTTCCAGATACCAGCGATTGATGCGTCCGAGTACTTTCAACAGCCTCGATTGCGATGAATGCAAACGAGCATGAATCGATGAAAATACGTGCGCACCTTGCTCGATCAATGCTTGCGTGGTACCAACTGGTGCATTGGCGTTGACATCCGCGATCTTCTCTTCCGACGTAGTTACGACGCCCTTCGCGGCATCGGTAAGCCACCCGAGTAATTGGAAAAGTATCGGCGACGGCGGGTTGAATGGCATCGGCATCGCGATCTTGCGGATGTCATCGACGCCCGGTGCACCCTCGATTTCGGTCACTTGCGTAACTTCGACCTGCTGTGACTGACCAGAAATCCGTGCGCCTTTAAGTTTTAGCATCGTGGCGGCATTTGAAATATGCGCCGAATCCATCAATGCACGAAGCGAACCGGTTAACGCTGCAGATAATCCGCCGATCAAATGCGGAAGGCCAATCGCGAGTGCTCCGCGCCATGGAATGAATTTGAATTCGACGATCCAGTCCAGCTTGGTCATCGTCTCGTCTTCTTCTTCCCAATTTCGATATAAGCCTACCACCGTGCGATCGACTTCATCGATCATCATGATATATGGTGCGGAATCTCCCTTGGTGTATTTGTCATCCTCTTCTTCAAGATGCACATACACGTGATAAACCGTGCGCACCCCATCGATATTCTCGTCAGCCGTCTTGCCCTCGATCTTGCGGTTCGCTTTTTCCGGAGGCGTCGGATCAGGGTCCTCGGTGGCACGGATGATCGACACATCACGATACAGACCCGACGACACGCGACGTTCGAATTCTTGCTGTGTGATGTGATGCGCTTCAGCTGCCCGTTGAGCGGTGTAGAAATTCGCCGCCGAGAACGGTATGATCATGTTGTCGATCGGAATGAATTCAGCGCATGGGCGCTTCTTCTGATCGTCATACCACAGCTTCATGTACTGCGAGCCACCAAGCGGCAACTGAGTGAGCATCTGCTCCATCTCGTCGCGGAATTCCTCGATCTGCTCGGTCAACTGCCAGTTCATGTAATCGCGTTTACGTTCGGCGATTTCAGTCTTGTCTTCAGTGGCCTCACCCATCACCTGCGTACGCACCGGACCATCGGGCGGGAACAGTTCTTTGATAGCGCGAGACATGAAATCGATACACGCTTCGGCCATCACCGGGTGCACGACCTTGCTCGCGCCTTGGAAATTAGCGCCACCCGGCGCGTCGTTACCAAGACCAGTGCGTCGAATGCCTTCCTCGTACTGCTCGTCGCGCTTCTTACGCGCCTCTTTGTCCTTCTCGATCAGATCGAGATATTTCAATGCCAGACCAGACAACTCGGTCTCCGGCATCTTCTCGGCCATATTCGAATAGAAGTCTTCATTCTCGTCTGGACCGCCTAACTCCATCTTGACGATAGCCGAGCCGTCGGGTAATTCCTCGACTTCGGACTCCTCCATGTCGAATTCGACGAGCATGCCCTCTTCGTCTTCGGGACCTGCGGCCATCTCCGGTGGCAAAGCGGGTAGTAACTCGTCCATAATCGTCCTTATTGTGTGTATTACTTGTCAACTTTGGCGTCAAGACGATCAAAGATTTTATTCAGCATATCTTTGATGTCGCGCATATCTTCGCGATAATCGTCGCGATTTACATACTGGTGCGGCATCGAACGTACATCATTGTCGAGCTTTTCCAGCGAGCGGTGGATGTTGTTTAGAATCCACCCTCCGAATGCACTGGCGATCGCCACCGCTATGTTAAAAAATACTTGCATATCCATTGTTATCGTCCGAAATAAATAGTTCGTAATGAATCTACCGACCCGCCCTCTGCGAATTCGGGTGGTATGAAGTTGCGGATAGCATCAGACATCGGATCTACTCCTTCAACGCCCGCTCTAAAGCCGAGTGATCTGGAAAATGCTTCGGGGTCTTTGTCCACCCCGTGCTGTTTAGCTAATTCATCATATTCTGACTGACGGAGGTACTTACCACCAACATTTACTAAGTCAGTGTGTCCGATATCTCCGATTTCTGGGTGCCACTCGCCACGGCGTATGAAATCAGCGATGTAGGGCTGGTAATCTTCGACCGGACGCGTGTTCTGCTTTCCCTTGATCTGAGTAATTTTAGCAGGCCCGTCGCTCATTTTTTTAACAAATCCAAGTGCGTAATGTTTAACTGGACCTTCGGCGTTTTCTGATAACCATTTGTAATAATCTTGAATTTTAGCTTCACTACCTACTTCTCTGTACATTCTGTCTTCAAGAGGCGTGTTTATCCCAACAAGTTCTTCGAGCATGTCATAATCATATTTGGTGGGAACGCCCGGTTGTAACACTTCGACCGTTGCGTGTGGCCGACCTTTGTCATCGATCAGCGAGTAAACCTTGGCGCGACCACTCTTGATCGCCTCCCAGCCACCATGACCATACGATTCAGACCCTGAAGTACCCGAGGCTTCGGTCCAGTCAGGGTGTCCCTTTGGTGGCTCGTATCCGCGTACTGAATGACCCATGGCGTCTGACTCCGCTGCAAATGCACCCGGTTTGTTAAGCTCGACCCATTTGTAGCCGGTCTTGTACTCTTTGTGCACCGGCAGGCCTGCGCGGAATGCGGCCTTCTCCGCGTCCATCTTGGCGGCGAGTTCTTGGTCGTACTGATGAGTGCGACGCACCGCCTGTTCCATCGAAATCTTCGAAACCTGCTCGGGTCGAATACGACCAGCAGCGAGATCCTCACGCAAGACATCGACGATGTGGTCGAAGCCCATGTTCGTAGTACCGGGGGCATAAACCTTCGTACCCTCAGGTAGCTTTGCCATCCAATCGGGCATTTGGCTACCATGGGAACCCTCGCCGTGGTATTTAGAAGCCAACGCACCAAGTTCGAATGCCTCAGCAGTCTCTGGGTGTCCAATAATATAAGGCTCGCCTACAGCGTAATCCGCAACATTCTCGTACCTGCGAGCCTCGGGTGACACGCCCATACCCCACATCGGAAACCCGGCTTCATCCCGTAACTTACCTTGGAAACCAGATGTTTGAGCAAAGGCCGGTGGGAATTGAGTGTGAGTGATCCCTTCTTCGGCCAACAATCGTACCGGATCCTCGGGCGTTCCCATGTCGCGCTTGATGTATTTGGCGAGCGGACCTTGCACCCAATTCTTGATAGCGACCTCCTTTTTGAGTTCATTTATCGCATTCTCAAAAGTACGAGTGGCCTCCGGTGACGTGGGTTCCGACGCCAATCGAGTTTCAAGCTCCGCGAGAGTCGCTTCAGGATTCTGACGACGGTAGAACCGGCTGAGTTCTTCGCGCAATCCGGTATCTATCGTCTGCGACCCACGAGGGCGCATCACGTGTGGTGCACCGAGTGCCGATGCTTTCGCGAACTCGGTCGCGCCATGCTTGATGGCACCGGGGATTGCGGCTACCGCTTTGAGTGGAGCCGAAGCCACTCGGCTGGGCAGCGGTGCGAATTGGCCGAGAGTACCCATGACTTTCGCCTCTTGGCTCGGACCCGCTGACGGCAAAACGCGATTGAAATACTCGTAGCCATACGGAA